ATTTGGCTAAATATATGTTTCAAATTAGAATAAAATATTTAATTTAAGGGGTGGTTTTAATGGCTAAAATTTTAACTTGTGAAAATGTTATGGCAGGGTTTAAGCCAAACCCGTCTTTTGAGGGTTTTGCAACTGCAGATGATTATATATTTGCAATAGATACAGCCAAGGGTGGTACAAGTCCTGTTAAATCTTATACAGTTGGTCAGTTTGGTGTAAAAGGATTTGAAAGAAGTCTAAACCCAGAAGAACAAACAGATAATTATTTAAGGGCTGGTGCGTCTACAACAAAAACAGGGGTGCAAACAACAATGTCTATTACAGCGGATAGATACTATGGAGACCCTTTTCAAGATTTTTGCTTAGACTTAAAAATGATATATGGGACAGGTCAGTCAACTGTTGTATCTTATGTATATTTTAATGTTTTAACTGGTAAAGGAGAAGTAGGTAGAATGTCTGTTATGGTTGAAAATGACGGTAGCGGAGACGCTGGAAGTAAGGCAGAAGTTTCTATCAACTTCTCAAAGGTAGGGGATATGCCTATGGCTTTTGATTGGACAGCAGACAAAGATAAAACTATTGCAGAAATAGAAAGTCCAACAGTATTATATGATATAGGGGAGGAATAAATATGAATTTTAAAAATAAAAAAATTGATTTACCTAAATTTACAATAGCTTTTGAGGAAAAAATAGAAGAAATAGAAAATCTTAATAAAAATTTTCTATTAGGAAATGTTAGGAGAGTAGAGGTCCTTAGAAAATGTTATGAATTTTTATCAGATTTATTAACTGAAGAAAAATTACTTGAAATATTAGAAAGTGCTTCTTTTGAAGATGTAGATACAAAAGAGCTTGAACTGTTATTTTTTATAATAAAAACAGAATATGAAAGACCTTTAGAAGAGGCAACTGTGAAAAGAGAACAAGAAAAAATAAATGGTATTTTTAAAAATACTAATATTAGTGATATTATTAAAATCTATGAAAAAACAAATGGTAAAAGCTAATGTTTAACTTAAAAAATACAATTCTAATTAATGGTAGCAGTATTCCTATTGCTACCGATTTTAGAATTTGGTTAAAATTTCAAGATTTAATACAAAATTTAAAAGAAAATGAAGAAAGTTTTTATAAACTTTTAAATTTTTTTATTGAAATCGGTTTAAATTTGCAAGTTGACCAGTTTGAAGACGCACTTAAAGAGGTTGTGTCTTTTTTTAGTGGAGAAAAACAGAATAAGGATAATTTAGAATATAGAAGTGAAAAAGTATTTGATTAAAAATAGCTACGCAAACTCGTGACTTTAGTCGTGAGTTAGTAGCTAAAAATAGTCAGCATACAGGGAAACTTGTATGTAGAGATAGGAAAAACCTATCCAATACTACTTGAATTGCTGGGAAGTCCTAAAGCTAACTAAACTAAAACATAAAGTTGAAATAAACTTAAGTGTGAATGTTATGAAAGTAGAAAAAATTAGTTAGATTACATAAGGTTAAAGCCTAAGTGTTTATATAATGGGCAATCAGCAGGGAAGCTCCGAATAGGAGAACCTTCAACGACTATTCCTCTTGAGGGAAGTACACTACAAGCGATAGGTAGTGGAAGTGGGTAGACCTTAACGGGTAAAGCCGAAGGATAAGATATAGTCTGTGCTTATATGAAAGTATAAGAAGTTCATAAGAGAACTGCATAAGAAGTAGCGAGCTTATGTGAACGACAACCTTAAACAACAAAGTTAAGAGCTTATTGTTCTTGCATATGTTATTTAAAATATAGACTAAATTACCTAATAAAATTGACAAAATAAGTTACATATGTTACTATAATTACGGGTGATTAAAATGGAAATAACTCGTGGTAGAGGATATGTATATTCAATACAATATCATATAGTATGGTGTGTGAAATATCGATATCCTATATTAACAAATGTAATTGAAGAAGACTTAATTAATATATTGAATAAAATAGCTGAAGATAATAAATTTCAAATACTAGAATGTAATGGAGATAAAGACCACATACATTTATTAGTAAATTGTTCGCCACAGCATTATATACCTAACATTATAAAGGCATTAAAAGGAGTATCTGCAAGATTATTAATGAAAAAACACGGAGAAACTTTAAAAAGGAAATTATGGTGTGGACATCTTTGGAATCCTAGTTATTTTATTGCTACTGTATCAGAAAATACAGAAGAACAAATAAGAAAATATATTCAAAGTCAAAAAGTCAAGTAAAATGAGGTGATAGTAGTGGAAAAGGCTTATAAGTTTAGAATATATCCAAATAAAAAACAAGAAGAATTAATTAATAAAACTTTTGGATGTTGTAGATTTGTATATAATAGATATCTTGCTAAAAGAATAGAAAGTTATGAGAATAATAAAGAAACATTTACTTATAAGCAATGTAGTTCTGATTTAACCAGCTTAAAAAAAGAACTAGAATGGCTTAAAGAACCAGATAAATTTGCACTACAAAATGCCTTAAAAAATTTAGAAAATGCATATAAAAAATTCTTTAGAGAAAAGATAGGATTTCCTAAATTTAAGTCTAAGAAAACCAATAGATTTTCATATAAAACTAATTTTACAAATGGAAATATACAATATTATGATAAATATATAAAATTGCCTAAATTAGGTATGGTTAAAATAAGAGATAAACAAATACCTAAAGGTAGAATACTTAATGCTACAATATCAAAAGAACCAAGTGGGAAATATTATGTATCATTATGTTGTGCTGATATAGATATTAAACCATTAGAAAATACAAATAGTTTTGTAGGATTGGATTTAGGTATAAAAGAATTTTGTATATCAAGTGATGGGGAATTTATAAAAAATCCTAAATATTTAAGTAAGTCATTAAATAAACTTGTTAAATTACAGAAAAAACTATCAAGAAAAACAATTGGTAGTAAAAATAGAAATAAAGCAAGGTTAAAAGTAGCAAGACTTCAAGAATATATAGCTAATCAAAGAAAGGATTTTTTACAAAAATTATCTACAAAATTAATAAAAGAAAATGATATTATTTGCCTAGAAAGTTTACAAGTAAAAAATATGGTTAAAAATCATAAATTAGCTAAAGCTATTGTAGATGTATCATGGGCAGAATTTATAAGAATGTTAGAATATAAATCTAAATGGTACGGAAGAAAAGTTATAAAAGTAGATAAATTTTTTGCCAGTTCTCAATTATGTAGTGAATGTGGTTATAAAAATAAGGAAGTAAAAAATCTAAATATAAGGGAATGGATTTGTCCTTGTTGTAATACACATCACAATAGAGATATAAATGCAAGTATAAATATATTAAAAGAAGGATTAAAACTAATATAAATAATATATGTAAGAACCGTAGGAACTACGGGGATAGCCTGTGGAGAATTAGTAAGACATATTTAAAATATGCAAAATTCTATGAAGCAGGAACCCCGCGACTTTAGTCGTGGGAGGTTCAGTTTCATAAAGACGAAAAATATATTTACTCTGCTTTTCTACAAGAATATGGTATTGATTTATATGAGATTGAATATTTACATTGGCATAAATTTAAGAGCTTATTACAAAGTTTAAGTGAAAATTGCCAACTTACAAAAATTATTCAGTATAGAAGTGTTGACACTTCGAAAATGGATAAAGAGAATAAAAAGTTTTATAAAAAAATGAAACAAATTTATGCTTTAGATATTCAAGAAGAAAAACTAACTACAGAACAATACCATAATAATATTAGAGAAAAACTAAAAAACCGTTTTGAAGATATACAAAAAATAAAAGGGGGTGAGATAGTGAATGAGTGACGGGTCTATAAAAATTGGAACAGAACTAGATACTACAGGTATTGAAAAGGGACTTAACACTGCTAAAAATCAAAACAGAAGAACCTTTGAACAAATGGCTAAAGACACTGGTAAATCTGTAGAAGAGATTAGGGAATTATTTCATAAAACAGTAGAAAGAATAAAAAAAGAATATGCAGAATTAAATAATGGTAAATTGTTAGATAATGCTAATGCTCATAAAAAAGCCTATAAAGAACTAGGATTATTACCTGAAAAAAACGCTAAAGAAGTTTCAAAACAGGCTGATAAAATTTCAGATAGCTACGAGAAAAGTGCTAATTCTATACCAACATTTTTTAAAAAAGGATTTGCTGGGTTAGGGTCTATTGCAAAAAGTGGTATAGCTGGATTAGGAAGTATAACAAAAACAGCTGTTGCTGGTATTACTACTGCTATTGCTGGTGTTTCTACTGGTATTGGTGGACTTGGTGCTGCCTCAATATCTGTTGGTAAAAACTTTGAAACTGCTATGAGTAAAGTCCAAGCCACAAGTGGAGCAAGTGCTGATGATTTAGAAAGATTAAAAGAGAAAGCAATAGAAATGGGGGCATCTACTAAATTTAGTGCCAGCGAATCTGCTGAAGCATTAAACTACATGGCTATGGCTGGTTGGAAAACAGAGCAAATGATTGGTGGTATTGGTGGTATTATGGACTTAGCTGCTGCATCTGGTGAAGATTTAGCTATGGTATCAGATATTGTAACAGATGGTTTAACAGCTTTTGGTCTATCTGCTAATGAAAGTAGTAGATTTGCTGATGTTTTAGCTGCTGCTAGTAGTAATGCCAATACCAATGTTTCAATGCTTGGAGAAAGTTTTAAATATGTTGCACCTGTAGCTGGAGCTTTAGGTTATAACATAGAGGATACTTCAGTTGCACTGGGACTTATGGCTAATGCTGGAATTAAAGCATCTCAATCTGGTACATCTTTAAGAACATTAATGACTAACTTAGCCAGTCCAACAAAAAATTCTGCTATGGCTATTCAACAGTTAGGTCTTAATATACAAGACGCTAAAGGAAATATGCTTCCATTTAATGATGTAATGGTTCAATTAAGAGATGGATTTAATGGTTTGACTGAGGCAGAAAAGGCACAATATGCAGAAATGCTTGCTGGTAAAGAGGGTATGTCTGGTCTTTTAGCTATTGTAAATTCAAGTCAAGCTGACTTTGACAAATTAACAGGTGCAATTAATAATAGCACCGGTGCTGCTACTGAAATGGCTGAAATAATGAGTGATAACTTACAAGGTAGACTTGATGAACTTTCCTCCCGATTAGAAACTTTAGGTATAAAAATATATGAAAGTATTCAAGAACCTTTAAAGGAAGTTACTGAATATGCTACTGGGCTTGTAACAGAATTACAAAATGCTTTTGATAAAGGGGGATTTGAGGGTGTTATTAACTCGTTAGGTACTATAATATCTAAAGCATTAACAGATATAGCAGCTAAAGCACCACAAGTTATTGAAATAGCTGCTCAATTTATATTAAATTTTTTAGACGGTATAAATAAAAACTCTGAAAAGTTAGGGCAAGCTGGTTCACAAATTCTAACAAGTTTACTTAATGGTATTTTTGTAATTTTACCAGAATTTATAACAACTGCTGGAAACTTAGTAATAAATTTTCAAGAGGGAATAATTGCAAGCTTACCTATCTTACTTGAAAATGGTAAGCAAATGCTTGAAAACCTTTCTAAAGGAATTATTGAAAATTTACCAACCATTTTAGAAAATGGTAACAAAATATTAATGGGATTAGTTAATGGGCTAATTGATAATTTACCATTAATTATAGATACTGGTATAGAAATAATACTAGCACTTGTTGATAGTTTAGTAGATAGTTTACCAGAACTTATACCAGCTTGTGTTGAGGCTATATTAACCATTGCTGACGCTTTAGTAGACAATCTTGATGAGATAATAGACGCAGCGATAGAGTTAATGCTAGCACTAGCAGATGGATTAATAGATGCGATACCATTACTTGTAGAAAAAGTCCCTATAATAATAACAAAAATCGTAAAAAAACTAAACGAACCAGAAACACTAATGAAATTAATAAATGCTGGTATGCAATTAATATTAGCATTAATTGAGGGTACTGCTAAAATGAATATTGCTATTGGAAAAGCTGTTTGGGGTATAATAAAAGATTTTGTAAGTGGTTTTACAGATAAAAAAAATGCAGAAGATATTCGTGAAGCTGGTAAAGACCTTATACGTGGTTTAATAAATGGTATAAAAAGTATGGCAAGCGAAATATATAATACTATGAAAGAATTTTGTGGAAATATTGTAAAAGATGTAAAAGGCTTTTTTGGAATTCATAGTCCGTCAAGATTATTTAGAGACGAAGTCGGTGTTATGCTTGTTAAAGGTATGATTGTTGGTGTTCAGAAAGAAAATAAAAATCTAGTAGATGCACTTGTAACTCCTTTTTCAATGGTAAAAGATGAACTAACACCACAAAAAAGTATATATACAGATACTGTTGTTAATGCTATAAAAGACGGAAAAGACGCAGCACAAAAAGAGGCTAAAAACTATAAAGAAGTTGGAGAAATTCTTATTTCTTCAATATCTGATAGTGTTAAATCTAAAAATGATAAGATTTTAGAGCCTTTAAAAGAAAAAATTGACAAAGATTTAAAAGAAAATATAGAAAAGGTTGAAAAATCAGGGGAAGAATTAATAAATGCTTATACTAAAAAAATAAATAGTGAGGCAAATGAGAAAATATCTAAAATAGAAGAGGCTATTAGAAAGATACCTAAATCTGCTTCTGAAACTACAAAAAAGCAACTACAAAATGAGAAAAAATCTATTGAAGAAAATGCTAAAGGATTAATAAAAACATATAGTGATAGTGTTAAGAAAAGTATTTCAGAAGAAAAGGAAACATTAAAAAGTACTGCTAATGACTTAATAGGTGTTATAACAACAAATCTTGAACAAGGTGCAGAATTAATCAATGAAACTATAAATACAAAAATTGGTGGACTAGCAGAAAACTATCAAACTAAATTTAACGATTTAATATCAGCGCAAGAAAGTTTAACAAGCAAACTATCTGAAACAGAGTTATTCACGTTTGAAGATGATAAACTTATTATTGAAGATTTGGATAAAACTATTAATAAGTTAGAAGAATACGACCAAGCTATAACTAAATTAAAAGAGCGTGGTATAAGTGATGCTATATTAGGTGAGTTAAGCTCTTATAGTGTTGATGAAGTTTTAGCAATATCTGAAAAATTACTACAAATGACAGATAAAGATTTTGAAGATTTAAACCAAAAATGGAGTGAAAAGCAAGTATTAGCATCTCAAGTTGCCAGTAACTTTTATAAAGAACAAATGGAAATACTTGAAAAAGATTTTAATACAGAGCTTATTAGAACATTAAATGAATTACCAAATGAAGTAGAAGATATTGGTATTATGACTATAACAGGCTTCCAAAATGGTGTTACTTCTAAAATGGACACCATAAAATCACAAGTTAAAGATTTTGCTAATAGTGTTATTAGTGAAATGCAACAAGCCTTAGATATACACAGCCCGTCTAGAAAAACAAGGTGGTTAGGCGAAATGCTTGACGCTGGACTTGTTAAAGGTATAGAAGATGGTGAAAAAGATATTTTAAGCACAATTAAAAACTTAGGCATTATAGATACCTTTAAAAAGCAATTACCAGATATACAAGGTATTGTTAATGGAGCAGCTTCAAATATGATACCAAAGGCAGCTAACTATATAAATAATACTAATACAACTAAAAATATAACGAATAATCAAGGTGATCTTATTTTAAATGTTCATAATCTAGAAAATAAGGGCAGTAACAGTATGCAAACATTTCTTCAAGGTGCTGCTTTTTACCAAAAACAAAGGGCACAAGCGTTGGGGGTGTGGTAGTGCAAGATTATTATTTTATTTTCAATGATATTAGTTCTAAAGATGTTGGTATAGAAATAGTTGAATTTCCTAATATAATTAAACCAGAAAGAAACATACAAGCTATAGATATACCTGGAAGAAGTAATAATGTACATATAGACGAACAAACTTATAATGGTTACACATTATCTATAGCTTGTACTATAAACCCATTTTTTAAAAATAAACAAAATATTGATAAAATAATAAGTTGGCTAGATGGATTTGGAGATTTAGTTATATCTCAAGAAAAAGATAAGATTTATAGTGCTTGTATAAAAAATGCTATACCTATATCTAGTGTTATATGGTTGTTTCCTAAATTTTTAATAGAGTTTGAGGTACAGCCATTAAAAGGGTCTATTAACTATATAAGTGAGATTTTAGAGATAAATAAAAGAAGTTTTATAAATAACATAGGTACAGTTGACAGCTTACCTACAATAACTATATATGGTAATGGAAATGTAACTTTGATTATTAATGACCAACAATTTTTAATAAAAAATATAAACAATTATATAACTATTAATTCTGAATTTTTAGAAGTCTATAAAGATAACTTAAATGAAAATAATAAGTACAATAATTTTGAATTTCCTAAATTTATGATAGGTAAAAATACAATAGATTTTATAGGTAATGTAGAAAGAATAAAGATAATACCCAACTGGCGTTGGATTTAAGTAAAGGAGTGATAAAGTGCCTAAAATTTACTCAAGATTAACAATAGATTTTACACAACCAGTTAAAACAACTATTACAGCTATTCAAAATGACCAAAATTCAAGATATATAGATGTTGATTTAAAAGATAAAGGCAACCCAGTAGATTTAACTAATACAACAGTTAAAATATTTGTTAAACGTCCACCAACAAAAACGCCTTGTCCTAAACTTCCAACGGATACTTTTATTTATAATATTGGTCAAATAACAGATGCTGAAAATGGACGCGTACAATTTGCCCTAACAACAGACTTTTTAAAAGAGCCTGGCAGATTAGAGTGTGAAATTTCAGTTGAAAAAATAGTAAAAGACCAAAGCGAAGTTTTAACTACACCAATATTTAATATTTTAGTTAGCAAAACTTTAAAAAATAATAAATTAATAGAGAGTACGAATGAATATGGTGCTTTAGTGTTAATGTATGAAAATATAGTTGAAGCTAGTAAGTTTTTAACAGATACTATTGAAAAAATCGGTATTCCTGGCGAAGTATCTCAAGAGAACTCTATTGATACATTATTTAAGGGGTTAGAAAAGATTATAACTTTTATAAAAAATGGAATTACTGGTGGTGGAGATACTAACGAAGTAATTAATAGAATAAATGAAAGTATAACTGCACAAACTGTAACTTTAAGTGAAAAACTTGAGGACAGTACAAATACTATTTTAAGAAAAATTGAGGAGTTACCCAGGCGGTTCAATACCAGAAATAATTGCAGGTAAAGGTATTGATATTCAAGGTAATGCTATCAATATTAAAATAGACAATAAAACAATAGGTTTTAATAAAAATGGTCAGCTAGAAGCCAAGTTGTCAACAGGTGGCGAAGATGAGGGGAATACTAATATAAAACAGTATATTTTAAAAGATGTGACAAGTGGCACTTTATACGCTATTGAAGATGAGGGACTTCCTATTAATCATAAAGTTATACCTAGTGTTTTTGTATTAGAAAATAGTAAGCAAGAAACAACAAATATTACGGATTTTAGTTTAAATACTGAAAATATAGAAAGTAATAATGGTATTAAAATACAAAATAAATTTACATTAAATGTTGTTAATGGAGAAACACCAATAATAAATAAATCTGAATTTAATACAATATTAGGCTTTAAAGGGGGAATGTAGATGTTATATTATTATGTAAATGCTACAAATGGTGCTGATGAAGAAAATGCAGGTACACAAGAAAAACCTTTTAAAACATTAGAATATTGTATAACACAAGTAAATGATAAAGGATTTACTGATAATGTTACTGTTTATTTATATAAAGGTGAATATGAATTAAATTCTAACAATATATACAATGGTGCTGATAGTAAAAAATTAATAGTAGAAGGACAGGGCAAGGATACTATTGTTAAAAATAGCTGGAGTGGAAACAATACTTATTTTGGGACATTAGGGTTTAATTTAATTTTAAGAAAATTTATTTGGGATAATGAAAAAATTAACTATCAAACAACAAATAATTTATTATTTTATAATAATGTAACATTTGAAAATATACTATTCACTAACATACAAGACGACGGTTATGGTTGGATGGGTGGTTCTTCTGGATATTGGACTATTAAAAATTGTGTCAAAGACAATTTTAGCGAATGCTTTTTAAGAGATGATGCAAGTGGTAATAAATCTAGCATAACAGGAAGCTATGGATTTTTCACAAAATCTTCCTATATACATACAGAATATATTAAAGAAAATAATAAAATTATTGAAGATAAATCTATATCTTTACAATTAGATGAAGATTATAATATTACAGACTCTACTGTTGATACTTCAAAAACGGGATTATATGCTGGAGAATATGCTTGGTTAAAACCTTTATGTTTAATAAAAAAGGAAAATAAATATTATTCAATTAATGAAGAGTTTTACAATAATGAAACTAAAACTTTTAATGAGGTAGGTAGTAAGGATTTTGAGAAAAGTTTTGACGTTACTTTATTAACAAAACAAGTTACATATAATAATGATACTTTTATACCTTTAGAAAAATTTGATAATTTTAGTATTGTATTTAAAGATGAAACGGTAAAAACCCTTAAAATAAATGGGTATAAAATAGCTAATAAAACAGTTATAACAAATGCTATTGATGTTAGAATGATTGAAAATTTTAACAGCATAAAGATAAATGGCAACAATGTTAAATGTTTACTAAAGTTTGGAAATGAAGAACAATATTATAGTTATAACTTTCAAGAAAATACACTTGAAAATGAAGATATAGATAATATATTAGCTAATGGTATTGACATATCTAAAATACAAACTATAGATTTTAATGCTATAAAACAGAAAAAAGAATTTAATAGTATAACTTTTGCATTTTATCTACAACAAGATAGTGTAGTTAATAATATTGTTATTGACTATTTAGAAGTTGGAGAATTTAGTCAGAAAGATTCTTATTATACAAACTTAAAAGTAGGTTATAAAAAAATAACAATACAGCCTAGCTTTAATGCTAGTTTAGTAAAAATAAATGTTTTATAGAATGGAGGAGTAAAATGGCAAAAACTTATAATCGTTTAGATATTGAAATAAATAAAGACATTTTACCTATAATAACAGCAGTACAAGACGATATTTATAGTCGTTATCTAGATGTTAACCTATTTGAAAATGGTGCAGCTATTGACCTTACAGAACATAAAGTACGTATATATATAAGAAAAAAAGATGGTACAGAAATATTTAATATTGGTCAAGTAACGGATGCAGAAAGTGGGCGTGTACAATTTGAATTGACAAGTCAGACATTAGCAGTATATGGGGAATTAAAATGTCAGATAATTATTTTTAACGATAGAGAAACACAAGTATTAAGTACGAATATTTTTAAAATTTTTGTTACACGAAGTTTAAAAAGTGATAATGCTATTGAAAGTAGTAATGAATATGGTGCTTTGGTGGTTTTATTCCAAAATATTTATGAGGCATTACAATTAATGACGGATATGGTACATAAAATAGGAAATCCTGGAGAAATATCTAATAATCTAAACTTGTCAACAATGTTTGAAGTTTGGGAGTACTTGCTTAATTTTGTTATAGAAAGGATAGCTAAAGAAACTAACCCTTATGTTATAGAAAATAAAGTCAAAGAACTATTGCCTAAAATACAAAGTTTTGAAAACAATATGAACCAAAAATTAATAAATACTGCTAAAGAAAGCTCTAATTATGCTATTGAAAATAAAATAAAAGAACTAAATAATAAAGTTATAGAAATAGAGAATAAGATTTCAGAAGTTAAAAATGAAGTTGTGGAAGTTGGTAATAAATCGGGAACTATTAAAAATATTCAAATAAAAGAGGGTTTTCATAATAGCGCAAATGATTTACTATTAAATATAAGTGAAGTTGATACTAATAAAACTATTGTAATAATACAAAGTATTGGTAACAATCTAATGGCTTATTTATCACATTCTACAAGTTTACGTATAATTAATTTAAATAGAGACTTAAACAATATAAAATATTATGTACAAATAATAGAATTTTATTAAGGTGATATTATGAGTATAATTACAATTTATGATAAGTCTTCAACTAACTTTACAAATTTAGGATTAGGGACATTATTGCCTTTTCAATGTAATATTACAGAAGAACTAAATGGAATGTATGAGTTAGAATTAATACATAATTATGATAGTTTAAAAAAATATAATTTATTAGAAAATGAACGTATAATACTAGCCAATACTCCCAATGGGCGTCAACCATTTAGAATATATCGTGTAGTACCTACAATGGAAAGCATAACTGTAAATGCAAGGCATATTTTTTATGACCTACTAGATAACTATATAACCAACTTAAGTATAAGTGGCAGTGCTAATGAAGTTTTAAAAAGTATTATTAATAGGTTTGTTTATTCTACAAACTTCAAATTTGAAACTAATATTAAAAAAAGCGGAAGTATTATTTTAGATAAAGAAAGTCCAATTTCAGCTTTTTTAAATGCAGATAATGATAAACCTAAATTTATTCAAAGTTTTGGAGGAGAAATTTTAAGAGATAATTTTAGCATAAAAATTTTAGAAAATATAGGAGAAGACAAAGGTTACACTATAAGATATGGTAAAAATTTATTAGGATTAACTGTTGATGAAGACTATTCTAATGTAGTTACTAGAGTTTATGCTTATGGTAAAGACAATATTAATATTGTAGTAGATAGTGAAAATATTAATAATTATTTATACCCTAAAATAGTCTCACAAGACTTTGGGGATATTGAAGACACTTCAACTTTAAGGACAAGGGCTAGAGATTTTTTAAAAACATCAGACAAGCCAACAGTTAATATTGATGTTAATTTTGTTTTATTATCAAAAACTGAAGAATATAAAGAATTCCAATTTTTAGAAGATATTAAACTTGGTGATATACTAACTATATATAATCAAAAAATGAACTTTAGTAAAAAAGCTAAAGTTATTTCTTATGTTTATGACGTTATTTCAGACAGTTATATTAATGTTGTTTTAGGGGACTTTTTAAATATTTTAACAGATAGTATTAGTAGTAATAATAATAGTTTAAAAGTTGTTTCTGGTACTTCTAACAATGCTTTAGCTAATTCTGATATTGCACTACAAAAAGTAAATCAACTTGAAGCAAACAAGCAAAGTGTAATTGACGAGACATTATTAACTAAAGATAAGTCAATAGTTGGTGCAATTAATGAAATTTTTAATAAAATAAAAAAATAGAAATCAATGGAGGTATTAATTATGAAAAAATTTGATTGGAAAGAAAGATTTAAAAATAAAATATTTTGGGTAAATACAATTTTAGCAGTAGCAACACCAATACTTGCTTATTTTGGAATTAATGGAAGTGATTTGACAACTTGGGGTAGTCTATTTGGGTTAATTTTAGATGCACTAAAAAATCCTTATGTAGTAGGGCTTGTTTTAGTTTCTTTATGGAATAACGTTATAAACCCAGTTACTAAAGGCATTACAGATTAGGGGTGTTAATATGAGTAGAGATATAAAACTATTACACCCAGAATTAGAAGCTATAATACCTAAATTTTTAGAAGAATGTAAAAAACAAGGGCTTATAGTTAAAATAACAGATACATTAAGAACTAAAGAAGAACAAAATAAGTTATATGCTAAAGGTAGAACTGAACCAGGAAACATTGTTACAAATGCAAAATATCCAGAATCTAATCATAACTGGGGTATTGCCTTTGATATTTGTAGAAATGACGGTAAAGGAGCTTATAATGATAGTGATGGTTGGTTTAAAAAAGTTGGACAAATAGGTAAAAAGGTTGGTTTAACTTGGGGTGGAGATTGGAAAACATTTCCCGATAAACCACACTTTGAACTTAATAAATACGGTACAATATCAACCTTAAAAACAAGATATAAAACACCAGAAAATTTTAAAAAAACTTGGAAACCAGTGGAGGAAGTGAAAAAATATATGTTTTTAGAAAGAATTTATAGTTATAATGGTAAAGTTAAATTTTTTAATGTTATAAATGAAAATGGAGAAAACTTTATAAAAATAAGAGATTTAGCAGAGTTATTAAATAAAAATATTAGTTATGACAGCAATACTAAGATAACTATGTTAGATGATATATTTAACAACGTTAAAGTGGAAGTTGGTAATACAAAAACAACTGTTCAAGCTATTAATAGTGGTGGATTTAACTTTGTTAAAGTTAGAGACTTAGCTGAAGTTTTAGGATTTGAAACAGGATATAATGAAACTAATAACAGTATATTTTTCAAATTAAAAAAATCAATTATTGATAAGTTAAAGGTATTTAAAAAGTAGGTGTTAATATGAATATTTTTGAAACAAAGATAAACTATATAGTATCTACTATAACAGCTATTTTATCAGCCATTTTTGGAGACTTCTGGTTTTTATTTGTCTTTTTATTAGGCTTAAATATAATAGACTATATAACAGGGATATTAAAAGCAAGGTACTTAAAACAAGAAAGTTCAAGAAAGGCTACAAAAGGATTTGTAAAAAAATTTCTTTTATTGTGTTTAGTAGCTATGGGATTTGGACTAGGTATAACCTTTGAAAAAATAGGTAAAATAATAGGAATAAATTTACATATAATGTTAGCAATAGGTTGGTTTATACTTGCCCATTGTATAATAAATGAGTTTAGAAGTATTTTAGAAAATATGATTGAACTTGATAAGGGATATTTAGTACCTAAATGGCTAATAAAAGGACTTGAAGCTACGCATAAAATAATGGATAAAAAAGTTAATACTGTTGTTGATAGTTTAGATGATAAAGAAAAATAGGGAGCAGAAGCTCCCTTTATTTTTATATTTATACATAAACCTACCCATTAATTTTACTGTTTTTTTACTAAGTTATTATTAACTAAAGTTATGTATAATGAACCAACATAACGAAATTTACTGAAAAATAAGCTATTATGGTTAAAATAATTTATTATTGATAATATCGGCATAATATACGTAAATATAAAAATATTATTAAAATCCCTTTAAAATCAATATTTTATAGATTTAAAGGGATTTTTTTACTAACTTTTTTACTAACTTTTAAATATAAAAAAATTACATATATTTATATTTATACTGAAATTATGAATATTATACAGTTTTAAAATACTTATCTAAATGTTTAATAGCCTCTTTTTTCTTTTCTTCATCTAAATGAACGTATATGTTACTTGTTATATTTGTATTAGAATGTCCTAACTGCTCTGAAATAGTTTTAATATTTACACCCATTTCATATAATTTGCTTCCGCTAGTATGTCTGAAAATATGAAAACCACTAACATTTATATTACATTTTTTTAAAATTTTCTTTAAATGATAATCTACTAAATTAGAATAAAGTGGCTTGAAATTTTTATTTGTAAAAATTAATGAGCTTGTTTCATATCTTTTGCCAATCTTTAAGTAACGTTCTTTTTCTGATGATATATAAGATTTTATATCATTACAAATATTAGGGTTAAAATAGACTATTCTATTACTAGTTTTAGATTTTGGTGTAGTTACAATTATTTGTTTCTTATAATTTTTCTCATCTTCAAAGATTTTACAACAAGATAAACTTTTATTTACTCTGATAGAACAGTCATTAAAGTTAAAATCATTTTCTGTAAGTGCTAATATCTCATTTATTCTCATGCCTGTTGAGAGAGCTATCTTAATTATTAGTAATAACCTTTTATCTTTACAATTTTCAAATATAAGACTTATTTCTTCATCTGTAAGATACTTACTGAGCTTATTATCTTCAGTCTTGTTGGGTAACTTAATTGAACTACAATAATTTTTTAAAATATAATCTTCGTTTACAGCATAATTTAAAACTATACTTACAAGACATTTAACAGCCTTTATAGTTGACAATTTTAAATTAGTGTTTAGTAAATTATTAAAATATTTTTGTAGGTGTTCTCTTTTTAATTCAATAAGTTTTATATTAGATATTATACTATCTTTTATACGGTTTCTATAAATTATTTCATATGATGTAAAAGTTTTAGCTTTAACAGAGCCACTAGGTAATACTACTTCAAATAAATAGTAATTTACAAATTCTGAAAAAGTCATATTATTAATATCCAAATTTGTTATATCTTTATTTAAAAATTCTTCTAATTTATTAAAATATTTTTCTTTTACTTCTTCTTTAGATTTACCAGTAACATTAACTTTATTATTTTTATCAAGTTGTTTTTGTATACGGTAATAAGTATACCCTTGACTTTTAAACTCTTTTATGTTAAAGTTAAGATACTTTAAATCTAAATTAGAAATGTTTAATTTACTCATTATATCAAATCCTTTCTTGTGGGTAGGTTTGATGTATAAGTAAAATGTAGCTCCTTTTAGGAGCTTATTTTTATTATATAGAAAATTTATATAATTGTAAATAGTAATATAGACAAAATATAACAATTTATGTTATAATGTGAAAGATTAATACTTAAAATATAAGTGGTTAGCTTTACCCCTAAATGAAAGGGGGTGAAGCGTATGTCTAGCTATGAAATACTATCTTTAGTTATTTTATTATTAACTTTAATAGAAGTAGTTAGAAATAATAAAAAATAAACCACTTATAAAGTTATATAAGTGGTAAAACTTTAAATACCAAAAATTTTAAAGCTAACCACTAAAGTATTAATCAAAGGTTACTGCTCCAACAGTAGCCTTTTTTAGTGGTTAATTATATTATTATTATAAACTTAAAATATTATACTGTCAATGTTTTATTATAAAACTAAAAAATTATAGAATAGTATTGACATATAAATCATATAATGTTATTATAAAAATAAGTTAACTTGTGAAGGATAAGGCTGGGTTCTCGAAATGAGAGTAGAGTTTTTACTTTAGAATTCCTTTGCCCCTGGGGTTAGCTTATTTTTTGTTATATAGCTTTTTACATTCTTTAGTATATTTTCAGGGTCTTTTTTTATTTCATTAAATATAAAATCAATTGCTTGTTGTGAATATGTATAACTACCGGTTGCTTCATGTTTAAAACAAAATTTATCTTGTTCTTTTAATCCATAGTATTTAATAAGATTTTGAAAGTGGTGTTGATTTATTTCTAATTTAATATTTAATTTTTTTAATCTTTTATTTATTTCATTTATAAATGCTTTTGTCTTGTATTTATGAGTCTCATTTACATTTTTTAACTCTTTAACTATTCTAATACCATTATTAGAATCTTTATCAATATAAACAGTTGTTGAAGCTTTATTTTTATTTTTAGTAAAATAATAATTATGTTCAATTTTTATTGAAAAAGTTTGATTATTCTCATTGTTTAATTTTTCTAAAGTATTTTTATTTTTTAGTAAATTATCAGAAATTTCTTTTGGGTATTTAACTCTTATATTATCTTCATCAAAACTAGACATATTTACAGTTAAATTTATGAAATTAGATGGGATTAGTTCAGCTGCATTAATAGAATGAAATTTGTCCATTTTTTCAATAAAATTAAATATGCAAGCTTGAAATAAGGAGATATAAACCATTTCATATTCTTCTACTATAAAGTGTGTGCTAGTATTTCTTAATTCTATAATTTTTTCTAAATTTAATCTCAAAGGGTCTTTATCATTTGTAAATACATCTTTTACACATTTTTCTAAAGATATTGTTCTGTTTGGCTTGTCTTTAAAATATATACTATCATTACCTTTAGTATTTATTAAATATGCTTTTAGCATTAATTCCCAAGCATTACATATAAATAACGCAAATCCTTCTACTCTATATTTTATTGTTGGTTTATTATAAATTTCTATAGCCATTATAAAAGCTTCTTTAGATTTATCTAAGAGTTTTTCTATTAAATTCATTTTTGTCTCCTTTAGATTATTTTATATAAATTATACATAAATTTAATTAATTTGTAAATGGAGTAAAAATATTTTAACTATAATTTTTGTAGTATTATCTACATATATAAAGTTTATTAATTTTAAATAGATAAAAACAATATAACTAGTCCACAAAACTATTAGGTTGTTAGGGAGTAACTGAATTAATTACTACTTTTTATATTATAAGTACATTACTTTGATATTATACTGTCAATATGATAAATATATCATTGCACAATATAAAAAAATATGTTAAAATTTAGAAGATTAAATATTAAAAATTAAGTGGTTGGCTTACACCTCATATAGAAAGGAGGTGTAGCCTATGTCTAATTTTGAAATTATTTACTTAATTTTAACTATTATTTTGATAATAGAAACTGTTAGACAGAATAAAAAATAAACCACTTAATTAGTTTATTAAGTGGTTAAACTTTAACTATTATTGAAGCTAACCACAAATAATATTTAATTATTAGAGTTACTATTACCGTAGTAACTCTTTTTATTTATGGTTAATTATATTATTATTATAAACTTAAAATATTATACTGTCAATATAATAAAATTTAGTTTTTATATCAGAATTATTGCTGTGAATTTTTTAATGTTTCAAGTGATAATTTTAAAAATTCTGGTTTACTTAAATTGTTATCTTTACAAAATGCATTGAGTTCTTCATAAAATTCAGGCTTAAGCTGTGCCTCAAAACGTTTGTAAGTTTTTTTGTTATATCTGTTCTTTACAGTGCTTGAAGTATGACCCAAGAATAACACCTCCTTAAAAAATATTTTTTAAAATAAATACTAAAGCAAATATAATTCCTAAAATTTCTAAAGTTTTAAATATTATTTTCATAATTGACAACTTGATAAAATTATTTTATTATATGATTAAGGGGATAAACCCCTTAACCTTTTAATATGTACATAAGAATAGCAATCCAACCGACAAGGGATATAATTCTTATAAAGCAAGTTTCAAGAGTGCCTAAAAACTTTTGAAACTTTTTTGTTGTTTTATCAACTTCTTCAAGTAATTCATTTAATTGTTTGAGAAGTTCTATTAATTTTTTTACCAAGTCTACTTACCTCCTTTCTATACATATTATATCATACTTACGGAAAGTATGTCAATAGTTTTTTATATTAAAAATATATTTTTTCAAAATAAAAAAAGGTGGTATTAACCACCTTAATTGACTTTAGATTTATTTAGTTAGAACAATATATTAAGAATACAAATTATTACATAGAAGGTATCTCATCTTGAGAAAATCCATTATTTAAAAAGAAATTATTGCGTTCATTCTCAAATTGTTTAAAATAGTTAGATAATTTGTTTGCTTCGCTATTAGCATTTGTGATATACTTAATTTCTTTTTTATCAATATATTTTATTAAGTTATCTGCCATATTTCTTCCAATAGAAACTATTAATTGAAGATTTAAAATATATTCATCAGAATATTTATTTTGAATTTTAGATGAATTTAAGGTAATATCATTTAGTCCTTTTTTTAAATCTTTCAATTGACTTTGGTAATTGGACAATTCTCCAACAGATGGATTAGAATTTTCCAATGTAACACCAATAGTTGCTATAGATACAATATACTCATCGGCTTGTTTTTTTAATTCTATGATATTTTTATCAAGTTCAATAAAGTCTTCTTTTGTGTAAACCTTTTCAGTTATAATTTCAGATGTTGTTTCAGATATGTTTTCAGATATTATATTAGATGTAGGTTCAGATTTAATTTCATCTGTAGTTATTATATTTGTATCTGTTGATACATCAAGTATTTCTGGACCTAAAATCATACCAATAAATAGGGGAAATATAACAAAAAGGAATAATAATATTATAACAACTGAAAAAATTATTTTTTTATTTTTCATAAAAAACTCCTCCTAAAATATATAATTTACCAATAATATACAATAAAATACAATTTTTGTCAATAAAAAACCTACTATTTAATTAATAGTAGGCTTATAAATTTATAAAACTAAACCACAAACTTTAAAGTTAAGATTTTCATCAATTTTAATAGGTTCATATTTTTTATTTAAAGATACAAGGTAAGCACCATCTTCTTGTACAGAGTATTTCTTTATATATGATTCATCATCATAAATAAAAATACCTATTTGTCCATTATCAACTGCTGGCTGGCTTTTTATAAATATTATATCACCATCATAATAACTAGGTTCCATACTATCACCACGGACATATAAAGCAAAATCTGCTTTTCTTGCTTGTGGTGCTATTGTTAAATCTATTTGCTTTATTTCATAAGGTACATCATCTGTTATAAGCATACCTGTACCAGCACTTGCAGGAATTTCATATAACTGTATATTTTTAATATCTGTCCTTGTTACACATAATTCTTCTGAAACATTATCTATTGTATATTTTTCTATTTGTGTTAGTTCTTCTACACGTTCTATTGCTTTTTCTTGTCCCAAAGAGTTAAGTTTATTGAATGATGAAATAATTCTATTTTCTTTGCTAGAAATTCTATTTAATACAATATTAGTATCCATAGGAACATCATATCCCATTAACCAAGCCTCATTAACATTTAAAGCTTTTGCTATTATAGTAAGTTTATCTTGTCTAGGTTCTACTTTACCAGAAACATATTGACTTAAATCATTTCGTCCAATTCTTTTACCCAATTCTTTACAAATAGGTTCACATTTATTTAAAATATCTATTTGTTTAAGAGATTTTAATTTCATTATTTCTTTTAGCCTATAACTTGTATTATAAATTTTCATATAATCACTCCCTTAAATTGATTTTAGCATATGTTAAAAAAAAGTTCAATAAAAATATAATAAAATTCAAAATAATTGAACTTTATTATTGACAATATAAAAAATATATGATAATATTAAGTTATTCAAAATAATTGAATAAAGAAAGGAGGGGTTAATATGAGTTATAATTATAATAAATTAAGAGGGAAAATTATAGAACAATTTGGAACATATAAAAATTTTGCTAGAGCTATGGATACATCTGAAAGAACATTATCATTAAAGTTGAATAATAAATGTTTTTGGAAGCAAGATGAGATTGAAAAGGCTATTAAATTACTTACTATAAATAAAGAGGATATACTTATATATTTTTTTAATATATATGTTCAAAATAATTGAGTAAAATGTTAAGATTTACCTTTATAACCGAACATTGAAAATTGAATAAAAGGAGATAGGAAAGTGGAAATAAAACAAACAACAATTCGCCTACCTGTTGAGTTAAAGGAACAGTTACAACAGGAGGCGTTTAAAAAAGGGTATACACTTAAAGATTTGATAGTATTTATTATTAAGAATTATTTTTTAAATACTCATCTAGAATAAACTCTATTTGTTTTGCTGCTGAGCGTCGATTAATTTTTGCAATATCTTTTATTGCATTTAAAATTTCTGTATTAATTCTTAATGTAAATCTAGTTTCATCTTCCCTTGTATATTTGTCATTTAAATTCAAATAAATACACTCCTTTACGTCTTTATGATGTCAATTATACTATTATTTTAAAAAAAAATCAAACATCATATTGACACCAAAATTAAAATGTGATAATATACATTATGAAAGGAGTTGACGTCAAATATATGACAAAGGATAAACGAGTTAGATTTACTTTAAGACTTCCTAATAATTTAATAGAAGATTTAAAAAATCAAGCTAACAGACAAGGAATTTCCATTAATGCATTAATACTAAACATATTATGGGAATGGGTAGAAAAGAACATTGAAAATTGAAAAGGGGGTGATGATGTGGAAAATAAAATAAATATAAAAATTGATATTGATGATGATAAACTAGATGATATTATAAAAAAAGCGAACCAATTTGTAGAGCTTCTAAAAGAGGCATCACAAGTTTTAGATTCGCTTTTTAATAAAAATTAGATATCTAATTCTTTTACATAATATTCTTTAGTAGCTTGGGTTAACATATCTTTCCAATTATTAAAATTTGTATTTTTTGCTACACATATATCTAATTTATCGGGTGGAATATTTTTAAAATCTTTTTCTGTTTGGACTTCAAATCCAATAGATTTAAATAATTCATCTATAGATTTAAAAGGCGTATGTTTAACCATAAAAGAATTAGATAGAATGTTTTCAATAGGGATTTCTCTTTTACCACTTATTTTTTCTAATTTCTTTTGAATTGCATCTAAACCTGTTATTCGTATCATACTTACACCTCCTTTTCTTGTATATTTCCATATCCTAAAATGGCGGTTTTAAAATATGGATACTAAAATTATATAAGAAAAGGAAAAATATTACAAGAAAGATTAAAAAAGTAGCATAATTAACAAAAGTAATTATAAAAGATATTAAAAATAAACAAAAGGAGTGATTTTATGAAACAAGTTAAGAAAATAGAGTTAGATTATCATACATACCCAATAGATAAAATGATTGAAGATATAGAAAAACTTAATAAAAAATACCCTAAAGCAAAGATTTACATTAGGGTAAAAAAAGGTTAATAAAAAATTAAAAGGAGTGGTTAAAATGGAGCAACTAGAAAAAATTGTTAAGATGGAACAATTAGTTAATGAATTAATTATAATGTTTGATTTAAAAGATGATAACAATACTCGCAATGATATTACAGACATTATAAAAGGTGTGGTACTAACTAGTAATACAAATCCAGAACTTATGTATGATAGTTTTATACAATGTGGGAGAACTGCTAAAGAAACTGGACATAGCATTGAGGAAATAGCAAATATGTTGGAGAAATTGGCAAACAATTATGGTATCAAGGGTAGTTGTGCTGGAGATTTATTGAAGTCTCAAATGTTAAAATGTAATTTATAAAAGGACTACTTTATAAAGTAGCCCCAATAAAAATATAATATTTAATATTTTTAATTACTATGGTTTTTAAAGAAATCCTTTGGTTGCATTCCTGCTGTAAATTGGAATAATTTTATTTTATTAACAAATTGGAATGTTTTATAATCACCAGTATTAATGTTTGAAATATTATTCCAGTCTCCATTTGGTAAATAATCAACTTGACCATGAGTAAAACCATAAATATACCATTCATCATTATCTAATACACTTTTGTCATAAAATCCAACTGTAAGAGAATTAACTTTATTTTTAGAGATATATCTCTCTGTTTCTATTTTAGCAATTTCAAATAATTGTTCTTGTGAAAATTTACTTAAAATAACAATATGTAAAGTTTCTTTAATTATATTACCAAAATTAGCATTATCTATTCTAGCAATATAATAATCAATGGGTTTAGAATTAGAACTTGTATTAGTCATATGTACACCTCCTTTTCTTATATATTTCTACAACTATAACTGGTACTTATAAATGTAGATACAATAATTATATAAGAAAAGGAAAAATATTACAAGAAAGATTAAAAATTATAAAAGATATTAAAAATAAATAAAAGGAGTAATTTTATGAATGAAATACAAATCAAAAACAAAACATTAACTTCAATGGAAGTTGCAGAAATGGTGGAAAAAGAACACAATAAATTATTAAGAGATATAAGAACTTATGTTGAACAATTAGGAGAAGCCAAAATTGGACACACCGATTTTTTCTTAGAAAGTAGCTATAAATCGGCTCAAAATAAAGATTTACCTTGCTTTCTCATAACAAGAAAAGGATGTGAATTTATAGCAAACAAATTAACAGGAGTTAAAGGTACTAAATTTACAGCAAGTTATATAAACAGATTTCACGAAATGGAACAGGTTATAAAAGAAAATATTACTCCAATACAAAATTTAGAAGAGTTAAAAATTAGAGCCCAGCTTGAAAGGGCAGAGGCAATGAAATTAAATGCAAAAACAAGAATGTTTAATACAATAATGAAAACTACAAATAACAAGGTGTTATCACCAGTAGCAGTAGAAGTGTTTGGGTTAAAAGCTATTGAACAAATAACAGGTATAGATATGGGGCAACATTTACCACAAGTACCTAAAACATACAGTGCTACTGAAATTGGTAAGATGTTAGGGGTAAGTGCAAAGAGAATAGGTGGATTAGCTAATAAACATAATCTAAAAACAGAAGAAAATGGTATTTGGGTTATGGATAAGTCGAAGAATAGTTCTAAAGAAGTTGATACTTTTAGATATTTTGAAAATTCTATAAACATATTTAAAGGTTTATTAGCTTAGTAATAAAATTAAAAATAAAAAATAAACAAAGTGGGTAGGTTTATTGATGATTATAAGTGAAAATGAAACTCAATACTTGATAGATTTAAAAGACTATCAAAAATTGATTAAAAAAATAGGTATTTTAGAATTTGATAGTGGCAAATTAAAAAGATGGATAGATGACAAAAAAATAGATGGTGTTTATGAAAAAGGTAATATGTGTGGTGTATATGTAGATAAAAGAATATATAACATTCTTATAAATAGTGAATTTGATTGTAATAAATGTATATATAAGGATAGGTTAAGTATTATAAGTGGTATTTTAAGTAAGGGAGTGTAAAGGGTTAGACAGACTAATAAAAAGTAAAAATATCACTAGGATAGCAACCTTAACAGCTAAAACAATTTTAAAAAATAAAAGATAAAGAATATTTAAAAGTAGCTTAATAAAAGCTACCCCAAAACAATATCCATACTGTTGGTAAATATTTGAGGGTTAAGGAATAGCAGTAGGGTTTCTTAATTTAGAAAAATTAAGTGGTGGAGATAGGAGAAGTCCTTATAAAAATGGTGTAAAGTATTTTTACTAAGTAGTTAAGTTTGGACGGGGGTTCAATTCCCCCCACTTCCATAAATAAAAAGGGGTGATATTATGAGCATATATAAAGATTTAAAAATAGGAACTACAATAAGAGATTTAAGAAATAAGTTAGGATATCCTCAAAAGTATATGTATAAGGAGTTAGGTGTATCTTCAGCAACTTATAGTGGATATGAAACTAACTGTACAGAACCTAAAAAGGATATGTTATTTAAAATATGCCAACTTTTGGAAACAAATTTAAAAGATTTAGTGATTATGTCAATATTTAAAGAAGAAAAGGAGGATATAGATGAAAGTAAACTATGAGGACTTTGTGGATACTATCTGTACTATATGTAAAAATGAGATAGAATTGTTTGATGAATATGATGATATAAACTCTTTACCAGTTTGTAAGAAATGCTGTGAGGGGTTAGATTTAAAATAATTAGGGGTTAAGGTATGTATAAACTATATATAATGTATTTTCAAGACGGTAAAACTTTAGGGTTGAAAGCTAGAAACGATTTAGAGGCTATTAAATTTGCTTTAACATTTAAAGGTTTTAGGGTTTTAAGAGATGAAAACAATAAACTTGTTTCTGCTAATATGGGGGTGATAGCTTAATGAAATTTTTAAAAATGATATATGATATAGAACTTAAAATGCGTAAAGCAGTAGGAACAAGATTTACATATTTATTGATAGTTTTATCAATTATAGGTTGTTATTTTTTAGGATTTATTATAGGAAAAATTATATTTTAAGGAGAAGTAAAAATGAAAAATTGGGAAAAATGGGAATTGATTAATAAAATTTTAAATATGTTAAGGAAAGCAAAAGGGTTGCCATTGGTAGACCATAAGAGCAACCCATACCATAAAAAATAAAAAATTTAATTTAATCTTAAAATTATTTCTAAACATTTAAGGGGGGGCAACAATATGAGAAAAAATGCAAAAGCCTATGGTATGCAAGCAGTAACAATTAAATTAAAGACAGGAGAAAGTAAGACAATAATTTTTGAAACAGAAGAAAAAGCACTAAAATTTTATCATAAGTACAAGAATAATAAACTTATAGATAAATTAGTGCTAAACTATACAAAAAATTTAATTAAATTATAGCATATATTATAAAAAAAGAAAAGGTTAAAATTTATATTTTAAAGAGGTGTTTTTATGTATGAGATAAATTTAAGTGAGGTATGTGAACAAACTATCCAAAGAATGAAAGATGAAAAGGTTATAGAAACCTTAGTATCAACAACGATTGAAAATACTATTAAAGAATGTATAACAGGGTATTTTAAGAGCTATACATTTGAGCGTGCTATAGGAGAAAAATTAAATTTACAAAGTGCAGAAATAATTACGGCGTTAGGTCTTGATGATTTTAATAAATACGTTTTAGAGATAATTGAAAAGGTAATAGGGAAAAATGAACTTATTGCCGAAGAAAGTGTCAATATAATATTTGGTAATCCTATAAAAGAGATAAAATTATCTGAGATATTAATAAGATATAAAGAATATTTGGAAAATGAACTAGATGAAGATGAAAAAGCAGAAATATCTGAATTTGAGTATAAAATAGAAGATAGTTATTTTTATAGAAAGATAAAATTGAAATCTAATGATGAAGAAAGTTTTGGAATAATTATTAGAAGAGAACAGGGAAAAGTTTTAAGAATATATAAAGATAAAGAAGTAGAAGCACTAGTAAAAAAGGTATTTAGAAGTAGATATAATTCAGATTTTGAGTTATGGTTGTTAAAACTTGAACTTGATGAAACAAAAATCATTATTGATGAAGAAGAATGTGAATATATTGATACTGAACTTGAGATATATGAGGAGGAATAACAAAATGTGTAATGAATGTAATCAATATATATGTAGTGTCAGATGTCCTAACTACACAGAAGAAGAAAAAGAACACTGTACAGAGTGTGGGAGCATTTTAGAAAAAGGAGAAGAAGTATTAGTTAATGATGATAATGAGCCATTATGTATAGGCTGTATGGACAAGCTACAAACAGAAGATATAATTAGATTTTTTAATATTCAAAAGGAAGTGGTGTAATGACTTATGAAGATATAGAAATGGCTGCTAGAAAGAAATTAGATATAAACTTTAAGAGAAGTTTAACAGCTGAAAAAGAGCAAGAGTATATAGAGATATATATAAATGAATTTATTATTAGTTTGCAGTTTGAAAACTATACAATACAAAGCTTTTTAGCTTATGAAAAAATTAGTTAAGGAGTTATACAATATGAGTAGAGAAAAATATATAAAAAAGATTGAAGAAATTGATACTTTTTTTAAACAATTTTTTTCAGAATTACTAAAAATAGATTTTGATTCGGAATTAAAAATAACTGAAATAGAAGGTACTGAAGTATATAAATATGAGTATACACCAAATACAAAATCAAACACAATTTTTTTAGGAGAAAAAAAGTCTTTTAAATACTCAGAAAAAAAGTCTTTTACATATTCGGTATATTTTTTTGATACATTAAAAGAACTATTACCAATAACTATATCTACAAAAGTAAGATTTGGTGGAATTTCAGAAAATATTGAATTGACCAAAAATTTTGATGTAGAAGATACTGAGAAAAATCTTATTTTTATAAAATTAATGTTAGAACAATTTTTTGTAAATTTTAATGGAGGTAAAGGGATATGTTAGTTATTGAAGATATAGAAGAGGTAGTAGAGGAAACAGAAGAGAAACAATCATTTCAGGTTACAGATTTAACAAGTGCTAATTGGTGTTTTAAAAAAATAAAACAGGTAGAATATAGAAAAAAGCAAATGGAAGAATATGTACATAATGAGATAAAAAGAATAAAAGAGTTTCATTTGAAAGAAGAAAAAAATTTAAATGATGAAATAGATTATTTTAAGTTTTTACTTAAGGAATATATAGAAAAACAACAAGAAGTCGACCCTAAATTTAAAATTAGTACGGTTGATGGGACGGCTAGTTTTGGTAATATACAACAAAAAATAAAATATGATGATGAAGTTATGCTTGAATTTTGTAAACAAAACAAGTTGGACAAGTTTATAAAGACTGTTACTACTGAAAAATTGAATAAAAAAGAGTTTAATAGTTACTTAAATATTGTTGGAGATAAAGTTATAACAGTAGATGGTGAAGTTTTAGAAAATGTAAATATAGAAGAATTTAGAAATTTTAATGTAAAAACAAAATAGGAGGAAATTATGAGTGTTGTAAAAAAATTAATGAATGTTCAAAATAAACTTAAAGCACCTAAAAATCAATTAAATAAATTTGGTAACTATAATTACAGAAATTGTGAAGATATTTTAGAAGCTGTTAAACCACTTCTATTTGAAAATGGACTAATACTTAATATAAGTGATGAAGTAGTAATGATTGGAGATAGATTTTATGTACAAGCAGTAGCAAAAGTTATAGATGAAGAAAATAACTATATTGAGGCAAAGGCATTAGCTAGGGAGAGTTTAGAGAAAAAAGGAATGGATTCAAGTCAACTAACAGGTGCAACATCTTCATATGCGAGAAAATACGCTTTAAATGGCTTATTTTGTATAGATGATACAAAAGATGCTGACTATTGTAGTGATAAACAAGAAAGTAAAAAAGGTAGTAAAAATCAACAGAATAAAGCGACTACAAAACAACAAGAACAACTTGTTAGTGATATACAAATTGCTGAAATAATGAAAAAATGTAGTGAACATAAAAAAGATGTTAAAACTATTTTGGAATGTTATAAAATAAGTAATTTAAAAGAACTTACAGTAACAAATTATATAAAACTTATGGAAAGATTTAAGGAGGTATAAAATTATGAATAAAGTACAATTAGTAGGAAGACTTACAAGAGACCCAGAAACAAGATATTCTCAAAGTACACAGCCTATAGCAGTTACACGATTTAGTGTAGCTGTTAATAGGAGATTTAAAAAAGATGGAGAGCCAGATACAGATTTTATAAACTGCGTATCTTTTGGAAAAACAGCAGAGTTTATAAGTAAATATTTTACTAAAGGGAAAATGATAGGAATTGCTGGCTGTATTAGGACGAATTCTTGGACAGATAAAAATGGACAAAAGCATTTTTCTACAGATGTTTTAGTAGAAGAAGTAGAGTTTTGTGGTAGTAAAGCAGATGAAACAAGTGGGAATATACAACAACAAAATGAAGATTATTACATAGCAGAAGAAGTAGCAGAAGATGATAACTTACCATTTTAGGAGTAGATAATATGAAAAAATTATTTATTGAGCTTAACCAAACTTTTGAGATTGAAATTTACGAAGAAGAAATAAAAGCAATGATTGAAGATGGAGTAGATATTAATAACGTAGATGACGTATTTCAGTACATTAATGCTGAAGAGACTATCTATGATGAACTAGACTTAATTTGTAATGCTTATTTGTGGCTTGAAGATGAGGAAGAATAAAAATGACCAAAAGATATAATAAATATAAAAATAAAAAGGTTACAATTGATAACATAACATTTGACAGTAAAAAAGAAGCAAGACGTTATGAAGAACTAAAATTAATGGAGAAGACAGGGTTAATAACTAACCTTGTCTTACAGCCTAGATATGAGCTTTTAAAAGGCTTTAAAAGGCGAGGTAAAACACATAGGAAAATAGAATATATAGCAGATTTTAAATACTTTGATAATGAAAGACAAGTAGAAGTAATAGAAGATGTAAAAGGAGTTAGTACAAGCGTATTTAGTTTAAAGATGAAATTATTTTTATATAAATTAGATGAAAATATAGTGTTTTTGTTAATAAAGAAAAATAAGATTATAGAATACTAAATAATAATAGAGAAATCCAGACTAATATATAGGTTAGCATATGGTGGAGGAAATAATGGAAAAATTTTTTAAATTATATAAATTCTTATTTGAAGATGAGGAATATAAAAGTTTATCGATTGAATCAAAAGTAGTATATTCAATTATGATAGATAGAAACGAGTTAAGCACTCAAAATAATTTAATAGATGATAAAGGTCAAGTTTATATTTTTATGAAGATAGAAGAAATTCAAAAAATTTTTAATTGTAGTAATAAAACAGCAATTAAAAGTTTAAAAGAATTAGAGAAAATAGGACTAATAAAAATTGAAAAGCAAGGTGGAAATCGTTCTAATAAAATTTTTATTAAGACGTTCGATAAGTGTAAAAATTACACTTTAGGAGATGTAGAAAATACACGTCAAAGGTGTAAAAAATACACCTCGGAAGATGTAAAAAATACACCTAACGACGTGAAAAAAGTACACACAATAAAGACTAATATAAACAAGACTGAATATAATAAGACTGATATTAATAATAAATCTGGAGCTTTAGCTCCAGATAAAGAAACAGTCTTTCAAATACCATTAAAAGATGGTAGTTATTACAACTTAAACAAGCAAGATGTAGATACATATAAAAGCCTATATCCTAACATTGATATTGAGCAAGAGATAAAAAACATAATTGGTTGGAATATAGCTAACCCTATTAAAAGGAAAACGAAGAAAGGGATTAAAAAACATATAAATACTTGGCTTAGTAGTTCAAATCAAAATAAAGGTGGTGTAAGCTTTGGAAAGTATACTAAAGGACAAGTTACAAGCAATACAGAATCTAATAAACCAACAGCAGAGGACTTCAGAAGATTTGTACAAAGTCAACGACAAGGTAAATGATAATACATTAGGTCTAAAAGGCTGTAAGATATGTAATGGAATAGGTCTTATACTAAGACAAGAAAATGGTGCAACATATTCAAGAGAATGTGAATGCTTTAAGAAAAAGTTATCGAAAATAAGATTTAGTGAAACAGAAATAGCTAATAAGACAGAGTACACATTTAAAAATTATAAAGCTAATGAAGAATGGCAAAAGGACATACTAAAAAAATCTAAAAGTTATGTTAGTAATTTTAAAGATAATTGGTTTTACATAGGTGGACAAGTAGGAGCAGGTAAAACACATATATGTACAGCTATTTTAAGAAACATAGGGGAATTAAATAATATTAGCTATGCTTATATAAAATGTGATGAAGAATTAGAAAGGTTAAAACAATTAACATATGAACAACAGGAAGAATATAGCAAAATAATGTTTAATTTAAAAAATATAGGCTTATTATTTATAGATGATTTCTTTAGAAGAACACCAACAGAAGCAGATAAAGCAAAAATATTTGATATTATAAATTTTAGATATTCAAACAATAAGCCTTGTATATTATCAAGTGAAAAGATATTATTCGAGATATTAAATATTGATGAGGCAATAGGAAGTAGAATATTTGAAAAAGCTAAAAATTTTAATATTGAAATTGAAAAAGATGTTAGTAAAAATTATAGACTAAAGGGATAAGGAGATAAAAAGAAAATCTATAATATTGATTTAAACTAATTTTAATGGGTATATAATGCGTTTAAATAACTTTTTAATATTTTTATATAAAAATGGTTTAATGGGGGTAAATGAGGTTGATAGGTGGTATATAATTAGTTTTAAATAAACTTGAAAGCTAAATATGAGATGAAAGGGGATAAAAAGATGGGATATATAATTTTTAATACATTTGTAGTTTTACTGCTTTTTGAGATAATTGTTTATTTTATTTTAAAAATTAATCTTTTAGTTTTAAAAACTAAAAATGAAAGATTAAGAAAACTATTATTAAATAATATTAAAGAACTTTGTGAGCCTGAAGGTTCTTATGAAAAAATATGTAAAATATACTTAGAAAAAATAAATGAGGTATAGAATAAAAGCTAAATATTAGATACAGGAGGTAATATGTCAGATAAATACAAAGATATAAAAAAGTATTTAAACAGAGCATATAAGTGTACAAGGAAAAAAGAAATGTTAGAAAGGGAATATAAACAAAAGCAGAGAGAAGTTGGGAATATAAGTGTTTGTTATGATGAAATAAAAACTAATAATATTAATTCCAAAGTTGAAAATAAAGCTTTAGAATTAGTTAGATTAAAAAATGATATAGATTTACATAATGTTGAAATAGATAGGCTTAGAAAAGATATAGAGTGTGTTATAGACAAGGTTGATGATGACAATCTTAAAACTTTATTAAGGCTTAGGTATTTAGAGTTTAAGAAGTGGGAGGATATTATGTATATATTAAATTATTCTAGAAGAAATGTTTTCTATGCACGTGATAAAGCCTTGAAAGAAGTTGAAAAAGTTTTAAAAGATAAAGATTGCACTGTATTGCACCCTTAAATGTGGTATTATGTTATTGTGAATAATTCTTATGATTCATTAAAAAAGTTCTTATATTTTAAACTTAGAAACAAAGCCGTTAACCGGACATAATTTATGAGCTAGGCTATAAAGCACTTCGATTGTTGTGTAAAATTTTATAGTCGCAATTTTAAAAGCTAGATTTGTTCTAGCTTTTTTTATGTAAAAAAGGAGGTGGTAATATGGCAAGACCTAAAACAAATAAATATAAAATTAAAGAAATGGTTCAAAAAATCAATAACTATACAGATAATACTAAATTACCAGATATACCTATCTTAAAAGAAATATGTGTTGAAAATGACTGGAATTATGACTATATAATGAAATTACAAAGAGATAATGAAGAATTAAGGCAGTCTATAAAAAGGTTATTAATGAAAAAAGAAGTGTTACTTGAAAAAGGAATGACAGGTGGTCAACTTGTTGCAAGTGCTTCTATATTTAGTTTAAAACAGCTTGGTTGGAGAGATGAAGCTAAAATTGAAATATTAGAGCAAGAAACTGAAGAAGATGAGCTTTCAAAAGCAATAAAATCTTATATTGCAGAAAAGAGTAAAAAATGATAAGTGAAAAACAACTTGAAATATTAAGTTTTCCTTATGAAGATTATGATGCTATTATTTGCAGTGGAGCTGTTCGTTCTGGTAAAACATCTTGGTTAATATTAGCTTATATTGACTGGGCGATGAGTAATTATAATAATAAGTTATTTGGAATATGTGGTAAAACTGTGGATAGTGCTATTAAAAATATAATATTACCTTATTTATCACTTTATTATTCCAAAGAGAAGTATATATTGAAGTGGCGAAAAAGTGATAAATTATTAATTATTAAAAAAGGTAATATAACAAATACTTTTGAAGTTTTTGGGGGTAAAGATGAGAGTAGTTTTCAGCTTATACAAGGGCGTACTTTAGCGGGTGTGTTACTTGATGAGGTGGCTTTAATGCCACAAAGTTTTGTAAATCAAGCATTAAGTCGTTGTTCTGTTGAGGGGTCTAAGTATTGGTTTAGTTGTAACCCAGATAGTCCTAATCATTGGTTTTACACTGAATGGATATTAAAATCAAAGCAAAGAAATGCTAAATATTTACATTTTACAATGGAAGATAATCCTAGCTTGAGTAAGAAAACACTTGAAAGATACAAAAATCAATATAGTGGTGTGTTTTATCAACGGTATATATTAGGTGAGTGGGTACTTGCTGAGGGTCTTGTATATGACTTTAAAGAGGATAAGCATATAGATGATACAGAGCCTTTAAATGGTATTTATTACTTATCTATTGATTATGGTATAGTTAACCCATTTGCTTGTTTATTGTGGTGTATAAGTGGAAATAAGGCTTATTGTATAGATGAGTATTATTATAGCCATAAAGAGCATAACGAACGTAAGAGAACTGATGAAGAACATTATAAAGCTATTGAAGAAATGGCTAAAAATTATAATATAGAATTGATAGTTATAGACCCGTCAGCAACTTCATTTAAGGAAACTATAAACAGACACGGTAAATATGATGTTACTAATGCTAAGAATGATGTAATAAGTGGTATTAGTAATTGTATGTCATTACTTGATGCAGACTATGTGAAATTTAACAGTAGATGTAAGGCGATATTTAATGAGTTTAAACTTTATAGCTGGGATAAAGACGCATTAGAGGATAAGGTAATTAAGGAAAATGACCACTGTGTTGATGCATTTCGCTATTTTGTTAATACTATTCTGGTAAATGAGTTTGACTGGTTAGATTGGAGTAAAAGGTAATTGGAAAGGGGGTGATTAACTTGTGAATGTTTTTAAAACTATATTTATAAAGATTGGTAATTTAATGGGACTTGAGTTGCAAGAAAAGAACTTAACTACAAAAACAGAAGAAATACCTATAACACAAACAATAGCTAATAAATTATCTACTATTACTTTAATGGATAGTGATATATCTATTGTCGGAACAAATAAACGTGCTTGTTATTTACAAGAAATTTTAGAAAGTTACTTGTATGAACGTATAGAATTAGCTTGTGAGATAGCTTTATCTACAGGGGACTGTTTGCTTAAGCCTTATACAGACGGTAACTATATAGGTGTAGATATTGTTAAGAGTAATGATTTTATTGTTTGTGATAGTATAGGAAACTTTGTAAAATCTATTATTATTAAGTGTGATGAAGTAAAAAAGGGTATTAATATTTATACTAGGTATGAAGTACAAACTTTAAAAGAAGTTAATGGTATAAGTTATCTTGTTATTAAGCAACTAGCTTTTAATGGAGAAAATCAAGTGCCTTTAAATGTTATTGATACTTGGACAGATATTAAAGAAGAACAGATTATTCCTAATATTAAACAGTTGTTAGTAGGTAAAATTAAAAGTCCTACTGTCAATGTAGATAATATAAACAGTGTAAATGGGGTAAGTGTCACAAATGGACTAGATAAAGCAATTAATTATGTTATTGATGCCTATAATAGGTTTAATCAAGAAATTGAGGATAAGGAAACAATGATTTTTGCCTCAAAAGTCCTATTTCAAAAAAATGTAGACGATGGTAGTATTTCTTTACCAAAAGGGAAGAATAGGATATTTCATTGGTTAAAAGGTGCTGGAGAGGATAGTCCAAGAATAGATATTTTTAGTCCAGATATTAGAGTAGAGGCATTAGAACGCGGGTTAGAACTTAATTTAAAGATGTTAGAAATGTTATGTGGTTTATCTGCTGGTATACTTACATCTCCACATACTAACTTTGCTACAGCTACTGAAATGAGGGCAAGTCTTCAAAGTACATTTGCATTTATGACTAGGTTTAGACACAATATTGAATTAGGTATTCAACAACTTTTCTATGCTATTGATATTTTATTAAATGCTAATAACGTAACTCCTATTGGAGAATTTAAAATTACTTTTGATTGGAGTAGTAGTTATGTAGAAAATATTACAGAACAATTTAATAGGATTATGCAAGGAGAAGCTGTTGGAGTTGTTAAGCCAGAAGAAATAAGAGCATTTATTTTTGATGAGGACCTTGAAACAGCTAAACAAAAAGTTGATGAAATAAAATCAAGTCAACCTATCTTTAAAGATGATGAGGGATAATCTATGAATAATCTATTTGATGAAAATTATCTTGAAGATTTACCACAAAATATTAGTGAAAATCTAAATTACTTAAATAACTATGTAATTCAAGTAATTTGTAAAAGGCTTAATAAAATAGGTCAAATTAAATCTAGTTATGATATAGCACAGCTTAAAAACGCTATTGAATATGCGAGTGTTGATTTAAAAGTTATCGAAAGTGAAATAGGTAAGATAACTAATAAAAATATTGAGGAAATACAAAATGTTTTTGAACAAGTAGCCAAAGTTAATATAGATTTTGCTAATACATATTATAAATATCGTGGTATGAAAGAGGTAAAAAGCTATAAGGATAATAAAAAACTTGAAATAATAGTTGAAGCTATTAAAAACCAAGCTATGGAAGATTATAAAAATATTAGTAATACTTATGGTTTTCTCACACACGGTAAATATAAAAATATTAGACAACAATACATAAATATTATTGATAGGGGTATAACAGCTGTTGCAACTGGTACAATGGATTATAACACAGCTGTAAGAAATTCTGTAAAAGAAATGATTAATAGCGGTGTAAGGACTGTTGACTTTGAAAGTGGTTATTCAAGACGTATGGATAGCCAGGTGCGTATGAATGTTATGGAGGGTGTTAGACGCCTTAATATGGAGATATTTGATATAACTTCTAAAGAGTTTGGAGCAGATGGTTACGAGATAACAGCACACGCACTATGTGCACCAGACCACCAGTTTATACAAGGTAGGCAACTTACTAAAAAAGAGTATGAAGAATTAAATAATGGACTAAAGAGACCAATAGGAACGCTTAATTGTAAACATATAGCTATACCTATTGTTATTGGTGTTTCTTCCCCTACATATAGTAATAAAGAACTTGATAAAATAATAGATAAATCAAATCAACCTGTTGTATATGATGATAAGGTTTATACTAGGTATGAGGCAAGTCAAAGACAAAGAAAACTTGAAACAAAAATAAGAAAAGAAAAAGAAAATCTGGAAAACTTTAAAATTTTACAAGATGATATACAGATTAAAAAGTCTAAAGATAAAATAAAAGAACTTACTAATTTATATAAAGATTTTAGTAATTCAGTTGGACTAAGTTTACATTTAGAAAAAACAAGGATTTATAAATAGGAGGATATATGAAGTTAGAAGATTTACAAAAAATATTTGAAAATGCAACTGCTGAGCAGTTAGAACGAGTTAATAGTTTTTATCAAAAAGACATAGATTTAATCAAAAGTCTTCAAGAAGAAAATAATTCTTTAAATACTAGAAACACGGAATTGACTCAAAATATTAAGGAATTAGAAAAAAATAAAGGTAATGCAGAAGAATTACAAAAAAATATCGAAGATTTGCAAAATAAACTAAAAGAACAAGAAGAAATTTATACAAAAGAGGTAGAAGAACGTCAACTTAATGATGTTATAGCTGAAGTCTTTGCTGATAAAAAGTTTATTAATGATATTACAAAACAAGGATATGCAAATAAATTAAAGGAGGCTATCCTTGATACTTCAAATAAAGGAAAATCAGCTAAAGAGCTTTTTGAATCAATGACTAAAGACGTTGAAAATGTCTTTATAAATGAGCAACAAGAAAAAATAGAGATACCATCGATTAATAATGCTGGTAACCAAAAATTACTAACAAAAGAGCAAATTAAAAATATGAGCTCTGAAGAAATAAATAAAAATTGGGAATTAGTATCTAATTCATTAAAGGAGGTTAAATAATGAGTATAACAACATTTATTCCAGAGGTATGGAGTGCAAGGCTTTTAGATAATTTAAACAAAAATTTAGTTTTTGCTAATCTTGTTAATAGAGATTATGAGGGTGAAATTAAACAATATGGGGATAAAGTCCATATAAATTCTCTTAATGAAATTACAACAAAAACTTATACTAGAAATACTGATATTGATGCACCAGAAGAGCTTACAACAACTGAACAAATGCTTGAAATTAATCAAGGCGATTATTTTAACATTGGTATTGATGATGTTGATAGGGCGCAAGCTAGGGCAGAGCTAATGGATAAAGCAATGGCTAATGCGTCATATAAATTAGCCGAAAAGGTTGACACATATATAGGTGGCTTACTTAAAGAAGGTAAATTAAAAGATGGATTAGGTGCAGATGGTTCAGCTATAGCTATTAATAAAGAAAATGCTTATGAATTTTTGGTAAAAATGAGAACAGTTCTTGATAAAGGCAATGTCCCAAAACAAGGGCGTTGGGTAGTATTACCACCAGAGTTTGAGGGATTTATGCTATTAGACCCACGATTTGCTTATAATACAGGAGCTAGCGAAAGTAGGTTATTAAATGGTTCAGTTGGTAGAGCAGCAGGGTTTGATATATACATATCTAATAATGTGCCTAATTCTAGTAATGAATATAAAATAATAGGTTCTTATAATGGTTCTTGTACTTATGCTAATCAAATTATTAAAACTGAAGCCTATAGACCAGAAAAAAGATTTTCAGATGCAGTGAAAGGACTTAATATTTATGGTGGTAAAGTAACAAGGGAGAATGCTATTGCAGTTGGCACTGTTAAATTTCAGGGGGAGTAGCTATGTTGTCAGAAGACGCTCCAAAACTGACAACTAAAGGGAAAAAAGGGGCTGGTAAATAAAATGTACTTAACATATGATAGATATTTAGAATTTGGTGGAGGTATAGTCGAGGAAGATTATACTTTTTTTGAGTTATTAGCTAGAAAAAAACTTGACTATTGGACATCTGGAAGAATTATAGATGTAACAGAAGATATTGAATTATGTGTGTTCTTAATAATTGAACAAATATATGAAAATGAAACAGGAGAGGCTGATGTTTCTTCTGTTTCAAATGATGGTATATCAATGAGTTTTGTAGAGGCTAAAACTTCTGAACAAAAGCTACAAGAACTATATCAAAAAGTTGTTGAAATATTGCCAATTGAATTAATAAGCGTGGTGGTCTAATGCGAATAAAATGGAATAAAAATCAAATGTTACCTACTTTTGGTTATACTATTACTGTTTTAAATAGGCTCAAGGCTAAACACTCTACAACAAAACTTGATATATGGAAAAAAACAGTACTACATAATTGTTTTTTCTCTACTCAAGCAATTAGAAGTATTACAGGGACTACTGTGTCAATAAGTAATAACTTTATATGCAGAGTACCTAAAAATGAAAATTATAGACCATATAATGACTGGATATATGACCTGGAGGGTTTTACTTTTTCAACTGGAGATTATGTTATTAAAGGCGAAATACAAGAAGATATAATAGAACCTAATAATATAAGAGATATAGTTGATAAATATAGACCTAATGCTTTTGAGATACGACTGTTTAAAGATAATACAGGTGCTATTGAAGTATTAGAACATTATCATTTAGAGGGGGTGTAGCTGTGAATATAAAAGTTAATATAAATGTTGATAGGGCTGTAAATAGGATTATAAATGATGATGTTAAACTATTTGCTAATACTACTTGGTGGAGATTATATCAAGAGTTTGTGCCTATGCGTAATGGAGACCTTTATGGAGATGCTGCGATTACGGGTAAAAGTGATGATATAGAAATAACACCACAATATATACATCATAAAGTCCCATATGCAAGAAGAATGTATTACGGAGAAGATTTTAATTTTAGTAAGAACAAACACTCTAAAGCTACAGCCTATTGGGATAAAGTGGCATTTAATTCGCAAGGAAATAAATTGGTAAAAGATATAGAAAATTATATTAAAAGAAAGTAGAGTTTCAATTTATGACAAATAAACATAAAGTAGTTTTGGATTATTTATCAAATTATCCAGACATTAAATCTTTTCTATATTTTAATACTAGTTTAGAAGAGTTAAACCATACAAGTGTCAATACTATTACAAGTGATTATTTTGAACAAAAGTATTTACGAGGTGGTATTAAAAATTATGATTTTGCTGTTACTTTTATAGGTCAATATGATACTGGAACAAGTGATATAAATATTAATCAAATATTTGATTTAGAAAAATTTATGTTATGGATAGATGAACAAAACAAAAACAAAAACTTTCCGGAATTTGAAGATGGAGAAGTTATAAGTATAGAAAATTTACAAAATCAGCCAAGTTTTTCTGGTATAAATGAAACAGGAAATTTGGCTAAATATATGTTTCAAATTAGAATAAAATATTTAATTTAAGGGGTGGTTTTAATGGCTAAAATTTTAACTTGTGAAAATGTTATGGCAGGGGTT